CAGGAGACTCGAAGAACGACACCGGATGGTGCCATGACGACGCCGCGGAGTATGGGTGCTGCTTCGTTATCCCCTGAGGTTTGAATGCCGGCGTCTGAAAAGATCGTTGAGCCAGCGGATTCGGACATATAGCACCCTAGGAAATAGGTTCTTCCTAGCGGGCCATTTTCATTAGCACTTGAGTTAGCACCGATAAGACCTGAACCGAGAGGAAGCTCAGCACCAACAACAAATCCTGCGTTCGTAACTGTTCCATCAGAAGTTGATCTTCTCTTAGCATTACCTGCACCTAAAACTCTAACATATGTTAATGCACCAGAGTTTCGAAGCCATTCTTGAGCTGCGATAGGACCAAACTGGTCTCCGCTCAAGAAGCCAAATTTTGCCTCAAACTCAGAGAAGTTAGAAACGGTAACCGGTACGAAAGCAGGTCCTTCTTGGGCTGTTCCTATAACTCCTGCTGGCACACCAGACGGGCCTGTCGGAGTTGGACCCGATCTATCAATCTCAAAAGCTCTTACGCCCGGACTTTTAAAAGTGCGTTCGGCCATTACTTAAGTCTCCATATCATCATCATTAACTATCTACCCTGTGAAACTCACGCCTTCATTTGTTACGATAAAGTCGATCGATATAAATTCGATGCTTCGTGTGGGAACGATAACGATTCTTCCATTTAGTTGATTTGATTCAATGTCTTCAGGAGTATTGTTAGATTCATCCATCACGACCTTGAACTGTTCAATCCCGCTCTGTGCCTGCACAACTGCAAGTAGAGGTGAAACCTGCGAGACAAATTTCGCTCTAAGCGCGGGAGTATTTTGCTCGAACAAGTAACTATTTGCAACTTGTCCAACTATTCTCTTAACCTCAAGAAGCATTCTTCTTACATTGACTCGGTCGAGAGCTGATTTTGCCATTTGAAGCGTTTTCTGCCCGAAGATTACAAATCCCTGTTGTGGGAACGTTGCAATCGGATTAATTCGTGCATCATAAAGAGCATCTCGATCTCCGGCTGTGAGTCTTACACCTACATTCTCAACGAAATCGAGTGCACCTCTATTGAATCCTGCAGGAGCGAACCACGGGAAAGATACTCTGTCGTTGAATCCTAAGGCTGCTAGAGCAGCGACAGAAGACGGTACTTCAACATTAGCACCCGTACTATCATCTTTGATTACAACGTTCGGAAAATAAACCGCAGAGGAGTTGGCATCTAGAGTTCTACCTTCGAACTCTGAGATTGTTTTTGCTACGCTTGGTCGACCCGTAGAGTCATCGTAGAGTCGTGTACCATCCGTGTCATACTGTGCCATGTCCATCAAGTAGAGTGCTTGTCCAAAATCTTTAACACGATCAATAGCATGATCTGTGATAAATGACTCTCTAATGCCAGGTACAGCAAGTATGTTAACCGTAGAGGCATACCTATCAGTCATCGTGTCAATAGCTGCTCTGTAAGAGCGGACCGCGTTGTTGTCCTTGCCAGTACCTGCCATGTTAGAAGCCATGCCTGGTGAGGTAAAGGAACTGTTTGCTCCGCCGCCTGTATCTAGAGATGTAGACTTATCATTCATCTTAGCAGCGTTTTTATCGAGGATGTTCAGGCCATCGAAACCGCCATAGAATACGTTTGTAAACTTCATGAAGTCTGTAAACTTGTTAAACGTGATTGATGAGGTTTGATTCAGAAGCGTTGCAAAAGTAATTCTGTTTAATCTTGTTCCGTCTGATACTGTGTACTGGCTGGGATCAACCAGAGCATCTCTAATATAGGCTGCTTCAAGCATGTTAGAAGATATTGTGCCCGTGATCTCAGTATCGAGATAAGTGCCTGTGTCTGAGAGTCCTGCCTGCCTTGACAGTGCAACTCTCGAAAGGGTAAACTTATTATTGTTGAATGTCTTTCTATCAAGAACCTTAGCTGGAATGTACTGTGAACCTGTCACGAGAACGTCCATTTGAGAGATTCCTAAGAACTTAGCTTGATCAATAAGACCTTGATTAACAGTGGAACCGGCGTTAGACTTAAGTGCAGCGTTTGTGATTGCATTTGTCAAGCCTGAATCTTGTATGGTCTTGTCTGGCGCAAGAAGAGTTGTCTTCGTTCCCCAGTAGATGCGCTTGTCAATAGATTCTTCTGAGCCTGGCAAGCCTACAAATGCGATTGTTCCCTCAGAAACTGCACCGTTAGTCACCTTAAATGTGTATGGGACAGGAGGAAGAATTGATGAGGTTATAGGAGTGTCAGTGAGAAGGTCATTACCGTGAACGCCCATTCGAGCTTTCCCGATCGCAAGACTGGAGAAATCGTCAAGGTTGTCATTGGTCTTAAGCGTCGGCAAGCCTTTGAAGCCAAAGGGCAGGGATTCACGCGGAACACTGTTGTTTTGGACGCCATCGCTCAATACGATTCGAACAACATTTGACATGTTTGCGTATTTACCAGATACTTGCAATCCTCGTTCTTCTTCTCTTTCTGCATCGAAATCAAAGAACGCTTTCTTGTCACCGATTCTTCTACCAACAAAGTTTTCAGAGTTGGGATTCAAATCGCACTGTGTAAATTCTTCAAGAACTTTAGGCGACTTGTCATTGTCGTCATACTCTCTGACCTGGACTGTGAAAGTTCCGTAAGGATTGTTCTCATCAGCTGATCCTCGAATGTTGGCAATCGAAACCTTAAATTTGCCGGCACCGAATGCGCCGTCATCCAGAAGTTCAAAATGAAAGAGGTCGTGTTCAACCTTGCCAAAAGGCTGCGAGATAAACGCTGTTGTTCTTGGCGTGTTATATCGGGTATCAAACCTTCCGAACGCAGTAAGAAAGTTTTCTCCTGCCTGGTTGTTGCTTGAAACCGCTGCAGATCCTGACATCATTGCGACTGCGCCGCCTGATGATCCCGAAACCGCTCCGCCGCTTGCAGCTGCCAACTCTGTTTCAACATCAAATGCTGCATAAAGCAAGTGCTTTTGAGTTGCAAACTGCAGAGGATCCGTATTCAGAATATTTCTGATATAATCTTTATCTCTTGGGTTTAGTGAGGCTGTTAAGACTTTAACACCTGCTTGACCGTCTGTGGTAGCGAATGTCGTATCTGAAGACGATATAAACAGCTTAAACTTGTCTTTCATGTCTCCGGACGTGCCGAGAGCAGCTAAGTTGTCTCCGCCTTCCGCCGAGAACTTAGCGCTCAAACTCGAAGCGAAAAAAGTTCCGGATAAAACACCGACTCGAGTGTCGGTAGTCGTAAAGATAACGCCTCTAACAAGATTTACATAGTCGCTGGTATCGTAAGAGTCGTTATGAGAAAAGATAGGATAGCCATACACCTCAGATGATGACACAAAGTGTTGTGCTCCGAGAATATGGACAGTTGATAAAGAATTTTCAGGGTCAGTAGTGATAGGCGTTATTTTAAAGCCTGCATTTTTTACCGTGCCCTGGTTCTTTGTGATGTTGATATCTTCAACTGTATCGTTTGAGCCGGCGCCTAAAACTCGAATGTAAGTTGCGGCATCGCGGTTTTTAAGAAACTCATTTACAGCGTATGGACCAAATCGTTTAGAATCAAGTTTTCCAAATTTAGTTGTAAAATCTACAAAAGAACCTACGGTTACTGGAACAAAGGCAGGGCCTCTTTCTGCAGTGCCAATAATGCCTGCAGGCGTCCCGATGGGGCCCTGAACTCTTTGTGTTAAATCGATCTCTTGTTCAAAGAAACCTGGAGATCGGAATGTCTGCTCAGCCATATGGACAGTCTCCTACTTGGCTCGGGTGTACAATACTATATATTTGAGGCGCAGCCAAATGTCTTAAAGGTCTTCAACCTTAGTAACGATTCTTGCGCTAACAACTGTCTCTCCCTGGCGCTGATTTGTTGTGAGAACTTTCAAGTACTCAACTTTATCATCTCCAGTAAAGGGATTTATTACTCTATTTGCTGCTTTCAAGTAGCGCAGTCTATCGTTTTCAACAATGTCTCCCGCAGAATTAATTTGATTAACATCGCTTAATATAAATTTATCTATATCACCTGTAGGGTCGGGTAATCCTGGTGGGTGCTGGACTATGGGCGCGTTGGCGGTGAAAACTTCAAATGCAACATCAGGCGCGGAAACAAATTTCCTAAATGGCCTCATATTACCTTCACCCTCCGGAGCTACGAGATATGCAGGAACTTCCATGCTAAAAGTGTACCTTACGATCCGCTCTTCTGACGTCATGTCATCGAAGTTATCTTGGTTTGACACAGAATTGTTTGGATATGCTACAAACCAGTACCCCTTGTCTGATTCGATCTTAAACTGGTTTCTATTTCCCGTGTAAGAGCCGACAAACTTTTCGATCATTCTATTCATATGCTGTGTGTACGAAGTCCAGAAGGTGATCTCGTAAGTAACAGTTATGAAGTGCGGAAAAGGTATTGTAATGATCTCATAAATGTGATGAGAATCTAAATTATTGGAAAGAACTGGCCCACCTGAGTGCGTCTTTACTGGAAGTCTTCTTGAGTTGACTCTTCCTGGCTTCGCAGATCGAGGATCTGCAGCATTAGCGCTGTTATTCTCAGAAGTCACATTATCTTGATGTAATAAATTCTGTGGGTTTACGAGATTCTGGTAAACTGCATCCCTAGAGCTTAGTCTTCTCTTTATGACCAGATCACCTGTATCTGCCAGGCGCTCAGATCCTGCTGACTGGTCTATAGACGTTCTTCTTATTGATATCAAGGGAAGTATTAATGCCTCATTTTCATCCCTAAGCGGCTCTCTGCGCTTTATGAGAGCAAAGCGCTCGCCTGTTGCAAAGATCACAGGAACTTTTCTTGAGGCTCCTTTTTGATCTATTGAAAATTGCAACTCTTTATCGAAAAGATTAAAGAGGGCACGATCTATGTCCTCAAGGCCGCAGGGCGGAAGATAAAAATCATCAGGTATATTCTGGCCTTCGAGGCCAGACTTTATCCTATCCTGAACAGAAGCAGGATTTAAATTAGTATCTGTAATTGAATTTCTAGTCGACATCTATTTACTCTTCATCATAAAACGCAGATCCGGCGCCTTCAGGATCACCTCGACGAGAAACTTGTTGAGGACCTGATATCGGCTTGGTGAGTACGCCTTTTTCTTGTAATGCTCTAATATCCCCAGTTTCTCCTTCCTGATTTTCAGGAAAGCCTCTTTGCTGGACAAAGGTTTTCTGGACTGCATCTGGGTCGCTAAACTGTTCGTTAGTTGGACCAAGGACTTTTGTGAAAAATACTTGCTTGCGTGATTGCTTACCGAGAAGCTTAATTCCGTCACTGTGCTCAATCTGTCCGAATATTTCTTTGGTGGTTGTGACAGAAAGTATTTCAAAAATAACTTCTCCGTAAGTAAAGAAGTCACCAACCTCTATTTCAATTGTCTTGTCAATCAGGTCTCTTTTTTGGACATAAACCTCAATGTTTTGAGTTTTCTCAGGACCGTATATGTTTGTCTTAAACGTAGGTTCTAAATAGTTGACAAGGCAATCAATCTCAAGAGGAGTTTCAAAGATTTTTTCAGGAGCCTCGTCATAGAGCTCATTTATCTTGGTTTTTGACTGTGATATCGAGTAGTAATAGATCTTTTGGCCTATCACATCCTTGATAAGCTCTTTAGTAAGATCATTTACAAGATCTATCTCTCTCGGCCCTATGAATAAGCGTCCCAACTATTTCTCCCTAACCCATCGTAATGGCTTTGCCGTTAGGAACAGGAATAGTCCTAAGTTGCTTTTGAATATTTTCGGCCTTAGTGGCATTTATCTCAACTATCTTGTCATAAGTCATGGAGTCAAGCATTTCTCTAAGCTTGCCTACAAGCTCTTTCTTGTCTTCTCTTCCTTGTGATATCAGATTGTCTCCGTCTAATTGAATATCTGCGTTCGGAATTGGAAGAGACTTAAATTTTGACCTTACTAATCCAAGAAGCTCCATGCTCAAAGAAAGCGTGTATTGCCTAACCCATTGCTTGCCGATAGAATTAACCTTAGAGTAAGTTAGATCCCCAAATGGCACATTCGATAAATTAGACACACCGTTGATGGTGTCATCTCTAAATGCAGGGTTGAGCGGATCTGGTGCAAATGCTATCCTCATCCAGAGATTTTTATTTGTCTGGTCACCTGTCGGCATAGGAAAGATTCGTATCTTTGTCCCTATTACCTTATAAGAAAAGTTAGATCTTCTAACTCTATGAGAAATATCCATCTGGCCTGCTCTTAAGATATCTTCAAAAACTGGAAGAACATAGAATATAGTCTCTGGTGTAAAAGATTCGAATGAAAATTCATTGTTAAGGTAGTTTATCGCTGATGTTGTATCAAAAAATCTATATGCAGCTTGCGGGTTGAAGTGGAAAACTTCTTGTATCTTCATCTTTGACTTGAAAGTATTAAGAGATGACGAGTAGATGAAATTACCTGCTTCATCTTTCAAGTTTTCGTAGATATCATAGTCTTGCTGTCCGGCGATTAATGCTATTGATCCGGACACTGTATCGTAGCTTCCTCCGATGCCTGCTTCAAAAGCGTAGGGTTCAGCCATGCGCTCTAAAAACTGCAAAGTCTCATGAGGAAACTTTTGTTCAGATCCTGACATGCTTCCTGTTGATGTTCCTAGGAACGTAGAAAGCTGGGATCTTGCTTGATACTCATTGACAATTTGGCCGTAAGTGAAGAATGACTCTTCAAAGCATGCAAATATTTGCTTTTTAGTAAGCTCAACAGATAAAATGTCATCCCCAAGCTTACGCTTAACAAACGTCACCATCTTATCAGCATCAGACTGGAACTCTGTGTCCTCATCAAACACACCGAATGGTGTTGGGTTAGCTATGTTCGCGAATGTTGTCACGGGCCTCTCCAGAAACTCTCACAGTATAAGTATGGAGAATGCTCGAGACTTTCTCTCCAAATACAAGAAAGGTGCCCCTAAGAGCACCTTAATTGCTTCAAGACATTAAATGCCTAAAAATTTATTTTAATCACTATGCTGGGAAGTTAGCAGCAGTGAACGTACCAGATGCAGCTAAGACCTGGAACTTGTTTCCGTCTGACATAAACGCGATGCTAGCACCTGCGGCATCATCGACCGGGAAGGTAACCTTTGCAGCTGCTCTTGCCAAGCCTGCGCCTGCTGCCTGTGGAGGAGCAATGACCGAGTTACCTGCAGTACCTGTAAGAATGTGAGCTCGAACTGTGGCATCTGTAGATCTGAAGACGAACAGTTGTCCTGGTACGTCAGAAGCTGCTGGAAGCGTCACAGTTGAAACTCCAGCACGGGAAAGATTGTAAAGACCGCCTTTGGTAATTGTTATGGCGGCGTCACCCTTATCTTGCGCTTCAAGCGAAGGGGTTTCAATAAATGTGGGTGAATCCTTGAAGACAACTCCGCTGCCTGCTTTTTGGATTAAACCCTTGCTATCACTAAATTCAACTTTTGGCATAATTTTCTCCTTTAAATATTATAAGCCTTATTAAGATGGGAACTCGCTAGCTGTAAACGAACCACTTGCTCCAACGACCAAGAACTTGCCGCCATCAGACATGAGGGACAAACTTCCGTGCGCGCCGTCTAGTACTGGAAACTGTATTTTGGCGCCGGCTTTCGCCATGCCTGCCTGATTGGCTTGCATTGGTGCCACGACAGAGTTGCCGCCTGTTCCTGTTAAGACGTGTGCTCGTGTATCCGTGGATCTGAAGACGAACAGTTGTCCTGGTACGTCAGAAGCTGCTGGGAGTGTTATAGTCGATATACCCCCTTGCGTCAGCGTGTACAAACCACCTTTCGAAATTTCTGCAGATGCAGCTTTTACTTGCGCCTCGAGGGTTGGTGTCGTCTCATAGGATATTTGGCCTTTAAACAAGACACCTTCTCCTTTATTGACAAACACAATTCCCTTTTTGTCGCTTATCTCCATAACTGGCATAATAATCTCCTTAGCTCGCATGCTTCCGACACAATGGCGAGTTCACCTTCATGCTGTGTGTCGGGCCTAATATTAGATAGGCTCGTAAGATTAAATCTACAAGAAATAAAAGAGACAAAAAAAAGGGGAGTCCTTTCGGACTCCCCTTCATGAAACCGAAGTTTCTATTGTCGCTTAGATGACGTTCAGGTCAGCAACCGTAACGGTACCGTAGAAGTCAGCGCGAACCATCTTCTTGCCGTAGCGAGTCATCACGCCCTTGCGGGGTGTGAAGTCTTCTGGCGCGAAGATCGTAGGTGTGACGATCAGCGGAACGTATGGAGCATAAACGTATCCTGTCTCAAGGTAGCTACCACCCTTATAACCAACAAGAACCTTGTTGCGTGGGAAGTAAGGGTCCTTGTAGACCGTGAAGCGGTTGTTCAGAGTACCAACGCGTTCGGCACCAAGGCTGAACGGCGAAGCGACCTGACCTTCTCCGTCGATGGAGAGGGAAGGACGATAGTAAACTGAAGCTTCGAACATCGTGGAAACGTCTGGTGACGTTACGATGAAGTTAGCAGCACCGCGGAGGGTCTTACGATGAATGGTGTTAGCAACGTCGATGATTGTCTCAACGAGAGTTTCATACCATTCGCGAACCGTACCGGTAAAGCGAGGTCCAGCAGACAAGCTGTCAGACAACTTAACTTCGGTACCTGTTTCCTTGTTAACGAACTTACCAGGAGCGCGTGACCAGAAAAGGTTTGCGCCTGATGCCTGGGTAAGAAGGTCGTTCAGGATTTCACGATCGATTTCCAGAGCAATCTGCTCGGACAAGATCTGAGTCAACTCAACCTCAGCGTCAAGGCTGTGATATGCGTTAAGATCCTGTGCCAGTTCTGGTGACCAACGAGCTCTCAGCTTACGTGTAGCGGCTGTAACTGCGATGGACTCAACCTTGATGTCAATCTCTGGAATCAGAGGTGACGGAGTCGTTCCGAAGTCGGATTCGAATGAAGGAATAACCAGAGTCGAACCTACACCTGACTCAACGTTCAAGCTATCAGAGATAGCGTAAGAAGCTGAGAGTGAAAGGACGTCAACCTTACCTTTGATAGCACCTGAAACAACTGTAAGCAATGCAGCGTTAGATGTTGCAGCTGTGACCAAAGGATCTGCGGTAAAGGTGCTCGTAGCTGTATCGAATGTACCAACCTGGTTCAAACGACGTAAGTTAAGAATACCAGTTCCGCCCTGGAAGCTTTCTCCCAATGCCTTGATACCAAGAGCGGCATCAGTTTGAGCATCTGCTGTGAACAGCGAGATGTCCTTGGCGTTGGTAAGATCAGCGCCATCAGTTGCACCAGTTGTAAGGTCAATGACCAAGAACTGGAAGCGACCGGTGGCATCCAAGTTTGGATTTTCGTCGATCAGCGTAAGAACCTGCGGATCGAACTGCAGAAGCTTAGCATCAGAACCTGTTGCGTGAGCAACTGCGCCTGCTTGAAGCCTAGAGTTACCTGCGAAAGCACCGGAGAACAGAACTTCGCTGCCGGCAAGAATCGAGGAGCTGTGAACCTTGGAGTAGGTTGCACCTGCAAGGTCGTACTGACCGCCTGTTGCCAACGAACCGGAGCGGACACCTTTGCCTGCTGGGTTGTTGTAGATTGAATCACCTTGCTTATAAGTTGCAGCACCAGCGGTGTTTGCACCACTTGCAAGTGCGCCAGTCGTGAGGCTGGAATCGCCACCGATGTTGTCACCGTAAGTGTAATCAAGGTAAAAGAGCAGGCCAGAAGGCAAGCTCATGGGCTGGATTGATACCAGCTCATTTGCGACCAATCCGCCGAATACACGACGAACGATTGGAAATGCGATGTTAGAGAAACCGCGAAGGTCACCAGAAGAGGTCAGACCACCGCCACCTGTTGAGATAGAGCTTTGCTCTCTCAGCAGCTCTGCAGTTTGGTTTTCAAGCAAACGAGCCATATTTTCTCGTTTGGTTCCATCCATACCGCGGAGGAGGCCAGTGCGCGACCACTTCTCGACCAGGCGGGAGCTCTCTTCACCGACGTTACGCTGGCGAATTCCTTCAGCCAGTGTTTCGAGTGAAAACTTAGACATTATAAATCTCCCTTAGATTTTAAAGTTTTCGTTACTTTATACCTGCAAGCAATGCCCAGCGACTAGCCTCTGGAGACTCGTTCAAGTTCATTGATGCAGACTTGGTTGGGCGGCTTGCGCCACCGATGTTGCGAGAGGATGTTTTACCCTCTGCGCGCTTACTAAATGACTCCGTAAGAGTCTTAAATAGAAGCTTCACCTCTCGCAAGCTTGCGGCATCATCGAGCGTTTCTATGGCCTGTGCCCGTTGGGTCTGGCTGAGATCGCTATTCATTAGCAGCTTATTGGTGTAGAGCAGCTTCGCGTTAAACAAGCTCATCTCAGCGAGTTGTGACTGGAGGT